ATAGTCTTACAACATCTGGTACAACAGGTGCTAGTGGAACTTCAGGTAGAAATGGTACTTCAGGTACAAGTGGTATAAGCAGTACAACATCAGGTACAAATGGTGCTGATGGAACAAGTGGCAGAAACGGAACTTCAGGAACCTCAGGTGTAGGAGGTGCTACAAATGGTACAAACGGTAACTTTGGTACTTCAGGTATAAATGGTACAAGTGGTACTAGTGGTATATCAATTGGTGGTGGTACTAGTGGTACTAATGGTGCTAACGGAACAAGTGGTATTAATGGTACTTCAGGTACAAGTGGTATTTCAAACGCTACCTCCGGAACAAATGGACTTGGTGGTACTTCAGGAAGAAACGGTACAGGAGGTACAAGTGGTATTTCAAACGCTACCTCTGGAACAAACGGTGCAGATGGTACTTCAGGAAGAAACGCTACATCAGGTACTTCAGGTGTAGGAGGTGCTACTTCAGGAACAAACGGTAACTTTGGTACAAGTGGTATTAATGGAACTAGTGGTACTAGTGGTATTTCAATAGGAGGTGGTACTTCAGGTACAAATGGTGCTAACGGAACCTCAGGAAGAAATGGTACAGCAGGAACTTCAGGTATAAGCAGTACAGGTACTTCAGGTACAAATGGTGCTTCCGGAACCTCAGGTATAAATGGTATAGCAGGTACTTCAGGTATTAATGCTACCTCAGGAACAACTGGTGCAAGTGGTACAGCCGGTAGAAACGGAGTAGCAGGTACTTCAGGTATTAATGCTACCTCAGGAACAAGTGGACAAGCAGGTACAAGTGGTATATCATTTGCTGGTACTTCAGGAATTAGTGGTGGTACATTTAACTGTGTTCCTTATGTAGTATATAGTGTAGGAGCTACTACAGTACAAACAGCTTGTTTCTTGTACGTTGATGATCCAAGAGATAGATTGGGTGTTAATACAAACTCTCCAAGTTCTTCTGTACACATTATTTCTTCTGAATCAGCAGTAAGTCCGTTAACTGTTCAAAATACTAACGCTTCAGGATATGCTCAAATTGTTTACAGTACTGGTTCAAACTCTACACCAAATAACCATTCTTGGACCGTAGGTGTAGGAGGTTCAGGAGTAGGTACATTAGCATCTAAATTCTTCTGGTACAACGCAGGTACTAAAATGGTATTAACCACAGCAGGAAGATTAGGTATTGGAAACGATGCTCCATCATACCCATTAGATGTAAATGGAAACGTTAGTGGAATATCAATATATGCCTCAGATGATATTGTAGCATACTCAGATGCTAAAATTAAAGGAGATGTTCAAATAATTGAAAACGCTATTGAAAAAATTAAAGAAATTAGAGGTGTAACATTTACAAGAACAGATAGAAATGACAATCAAAGACACGCTGGTGTAATTGCTCAAGAAGTACAAAAAGTATTACCTGAAGTAGTTACAACAAGAGTAGATGATGGAACATTAGCAGTAGCATATGGTAACTTAAACGCTCTATTAATTGAAGCTATTAAAGAATTAACAGCTAAAGTAGAAAGTTTAGAACAACAACTTAAAGACAAATAATATGCCAACTCCCGGTGGACCAATAAGTATAGATGATTTATTTCAAGAATCAACTCCAGGATTTACAGGTGCTGAAAGTTTTGGAAGGATTGCTTATGAATCTTGGGCTCAAGGTCCTTTAGGATCTAATACTTATACTTCTAACGGATTTGGTGGAGACGGTAGCGGAGGAGGAGTACCTGCAGGCGGAAACGCTATATATAACACAGGTGCTCCTCTTGTACGTGGTGTAGATGCTATAAATTTAGGTAATTATACTAACAAATATTACTATTTTGATGGAACTACTTATGATATAAAATATTCTTATAACAATACATTAACTAATACATTTTTCCCCCCACCCCCAGTCATAAATGATGTAAACGTACAAGTAGATTGTTATGATTATAATGGTACATATATGGTACATAATAGTTTTGCAATTAATGCTAATGCATCAACAAACCAAACCCCAACAACAATCCCTGGATTTACAGCAAACTCTTCCCCATTAGTAGAAAGTGTTTATTGGAGTATTAATATCAATACTACTCCCGGCAATACAATTTCAAATATTGCTTTTAGTGTTAATGGTACTACTGTGTATAATGCTGGTGGAGGTGGAGGTAGTTTCACATGGCAGTCTGGAGGTGCATCTAAAGGACTAACAAATAGTTCAGGAATTGTTTATGATGTAGTAGTAACTTAATTTTTTAATATATTTATAACATATGGCATTAGTAGCATCAATAACCCCCGTTCCAATTTTAAACCAACAAGCAATTTATTTAAGTGCTTATGTTTTAAGATATGATTTACAAGCAAAAAATTGTAAAATTAGGTATGAACTTTTAGCTACGGGGAGTGGTTTATTATATAGTGAAGACTATGATGTACCTGAAAATGTATTAACAACATGGGGGACAGATGATAAAGTAATTCTTCAATCTATAGCTACAGATAAAGGATTAATAATTACAGGATATCCAACAGGTTCTTTATAATAATTTGGTTGTTTAATTTTTTCTTATTATATTATGGTTATGCAAAAGTTGTTATTTATAGCACCTCATTTATCAACAGGTGGACTGCCTCAATATCTTTGTAAAAAAATAGAATTATTAAAAGATGAATTTAATATTTATCTTATAGAGTGGGTAGATCATACAGGTGGTCGTTTAGTTGTAACTAAAAACAAAATAACACAACTCGTTGCTCCTGAAAGATTTTACACACTATACGAAGACAAACGCCAATTACTCGAAATTATAAATGATATCCAACCAGATATTATTCATCTAGAGGAAATACCTGAGTTTTTTATGGACTCAGAAATAGCAAAACAAATTTACAATCAGGATAGAAATTATATTATAGTAGAAACATCTCATGATTCTTCTTATAACACAGAAAACAAACAATTTTTTCCAGATAAATTTATGTTTGTATCTGATTGGCAGATTAATCAATATAAAGATATAAACATTCCTAAAGTATTAGTAGAATATCCTATTGAATATATTGAACGTCCTAATAGAGAAGAAGCATTAAAATCATTAGGTTTAGATCCTAATAAAAAACATATTTTACACGTTGGATTATATACATCACGTAAAAATCAAGCGGAATTTTTTGAATATGCTCGTAAATTTCCTGAATATGAATTTCATAGTTTAGGTAATAGAGCAGATAATTTTAGATGGTATTGGGAACCATTAGAAAAAGATACACCATCAAATTTAACTTGGTGGGATGAAAGAACAGATGTAGATAAATTCTATCAATCAATGGATTTATTTTTATTTACATCTAAAGGTAGTACAAATGATAAAGAAACAATGCCTTTAGTTATTCGTGAGGCAATTTCATATCAAATCCCAGTTTTAATATATAATTTACCTGTTTATCTTAATTATTTTAATAAATTTGATAAAGTTAATTATCTTGAATTTAATAATTTTGAACAGAATTGTTCTATAATTGAAACTATTCTTCAAAATAAAGAATATATTAATAAAGAAAAAGAAGTTGTTATTATATCAACGTATCCTAATACACAAAGAGTTATTGATGTAACTTTAAATAATATTAAAGCTGTTAAAAAAACAGGAAGAAAAATTATTTTAACATCTCATATTCCTGTACCTAAAGAATTAGAAAAAGAAGTTGATTATGTTATAGTAGATAATAATAATTTATTAACTAAACATACTTTTTATTCTTATAGTTACTATAATTATCCTGAATTTTATACTTATATAAATTTAAAAGCTCACGACAATGATATTTACCACGGTCCTGCTTGTTATACAAATTATTATAATGGAGCTTATTTAGCTAAAGGATTAGGTTTTGAAAAAGCTTTCTTTTTAAATTATGATTATGAAATTAATGATGAATATTTTTTAAATTATGTTTCTTCTAAATTAAATAAAAAAGAATATTATGTTCATTTAAGAGAAGGTGATCAAGAAGGTCCAACTATTACTACTTGGTTTATGGGAGTAAAACCTGAATCTTATATAAACGATTTCCCTCTTATATTAAAAGAACAAGATTATACAGATGCTATGTATCGTTGGGGTTCTGAAACAAATGGTTTAGAAAATATGGTTTACCATAATTTAAAATCTATTTCAAATAAAGTTTATTACGAATCTAATAATGACTTTATCGAATTATCTAATAAATACTTAAAACATTATGATTTTTCACGTGTAGAATATTTTACTATACTCCCAGTAAAAAGAACTAATAATAAATTTGTAATATGGTTTAGTGTTAATAACTCTACTGATAGTAGAATAATGGATGTTTTTATAGATGATGTTTTATTAGAAACTATTAATATTGATGGTAATAATAAATGGTTTAAAACTATTGACTTTAAAGATAAAAATTACAAAATTACAGCTGTATTCTTTGATAAAGATGATATATTAAAAGAAAACGTAATTGAAGTAAAAGAAATTATTTTAACTCCTGATTATTTCTATAATAAATTACAAGATAACGGATATATAGAATTTAAATGAAAATTTGCCAAATAAATCCAGGTTGTGGTATTCCAATTCCTCCACCTTCATGGGGAGCTATTGAAAAAATTGTATGGGATTTTACTTGTAATCTTAAAGAATTAGGACACCAAGTAGACATTAAATGGGCTAATGAAATAAATAAAGGTGATTATGATATTGTTATGGTACACGTTGCTAATTTAGCATTAGAATTAGCAGATAGAGGAATACCATATATTTTTCAACATCACGACCATCATGCTTTTCACTACGGTAAAGATTCTGAGGTTTTTAAGAAAAATAAAGAAGCAATGGAAAAATCATTGTGTTCTTTAGTACCTGCTCGTTATTTAGTAGATTATTTTGAGTGTAATAAATTAGAATATTTTTCTCATGGAGTAGATACTAATACTTTTTATCCTAATATAGATTATCCTATAAATCATAACTTATTGATGTTAGCAAATAATGGGTTAGGAGGTTATGGAGATCATGATAGAAAAGGATTTGAATTAGGTATTAAATTAGCTATGTCTTATAATCTACCCATTACTATTGCTGGTCCTGAAAATAATAAAAATTGGATAAATGCTAATCCTTGGGTAAAAGGTTATCATAAATTAACTACTATATATGATTTACCTAATACTCAATTAAGACAATTATACACTTCCCATACTATATTTTTACATCCAAGTGAATTAGAAGCTGGACATCCTAATTTAACAATATTAGAGGCAGCGGCTTGTGGATTACCCGTTTTAGGATGGATAGAAGAAGAAACATTTTTTGGAGGAATGTGGAGAACACCTCGTATTATACCAGGCATGATAAGTGGTATGGAAGATATTTTAAATAAATATGACAGCTACAGACAACATGCTTTATCTCATGCTCAATCTTTATCGTGGTTAAATAGAACAAAAGAATTAATAAAAATTTATGAAAGATATATTAATTAAAGAATACAACAACACAATTAAATTAAATTTACCTTATAAAGAACCTAAAAATTCTTTTAATGTTCACTTTGTAAATTGTGCTTCTTGTGAAATATTAGGTCCTGAAGATGCTAATTATCATATTATTTTTAAAAATAATAAAACAGGAGAAACATATCATGAAGCTGATATTACTAACAATATGTGGACTAAATGTAATACTGCTTATTTTGTTGATTGGAAAATTGAAGTATATAGTAAAGGTGAATTAGTATTTGAACATTTGTATAATGCTGAAAATAAAAAAGTTTATGTTCATTTAGAGTCAAACGCTATTGGTGATACACTAGCTTGGTTTCCTCCTATTGAAGAATTTAGAAAAAAACATAATTGTAAAATGGTTGTTTCTACTTTCCACAATGATTGGTTTGAATCTTTATACCCTGAAATAGAATTTATCAAACCTGGTACACCTGTAGAAAATTTATATGCTATGTATTGTATTGGTTGGTTTTATGATAACCAAAATCGAATAGAAAGCAAAAATCCCCAAGAATTTAAAACTATTCCTTTACAACAAACATCATCAGATATTTTAGGATTAGATTATTATGAAGTAAAACCTAAAGTTTATTTTAAAGATAAAGGTAAACAAATAGATGGTAAATATGTTGTTATTGCTCCTCATGCTTCTGCTCATGCTAAGTATTGGAATAATCCTGGTGGTTGGCAATCAATTATTGATTATTTAAACAATAAAGGGTATAAAGTTGTAATGTTAACTCAAGAACCTTTAGGTGATGTTTGGCATGATTCAAAACTCGGTGGAACATTAACAGGAGTAATTGATAAAACAGGTAACTTACCTTTACAAGACAGAATGAATGATATTAAATATGCTGATATGTTTATTGGAGTTGGTAGTGGTATGAGTTGGTTATCATGGGCTTTAAAAACAAAAACAATACTAATTTCAGGATTTAGTGAACCTTATACTGAATTTGAAGATTGTGAACGTATATTTACTCCTGATTCTAGTACTTGTTCTGGATGTTTTAACAGTCATTGGTTAAATCCGGGTGATTGGGAATGGTGTCCTGAACATAAAAACACACCAAGACATTTTGAGTGTACAAAAACTATAAAACCTGAGCAAGTAATTGTGTCAATTAATAAACTTTTGAATATTTATTAATAAATAAAATATGGCAACTTTAAACCCATCAAACGTAATAAATGGTAACGTAATACAAGCATCTGATATTTTACAATTATTTGAAGCTTTTGGTACAGGATCTCAAAATATTACTGGATTAAGTCTAACAGGTAGTATAACTAATGCTATAACAGCTTTAACATCTTCTATAACCAATAATATTATAGTACCAGTTACTTCTTCAGGAATTTATTATCCTGTAATCGTTGATGGGGCTGGAACTAAACCACCAAGAATATTATCAACATTTGAACTTTCGGGTAGTGTATTAAATAATATTACAGCATCTCAAGCTATTACTGCTTCGTTTGCTTCTAATTCTACAGTTACTCAAGTTAATACTCAATATTATGATAATGGAGTAAACACTGTTCCCGCTGATTTTAAATTTGTAGCTGGTAAAATAGCTATGACTAGTGGAGCTGCTACAAGTAGTATATTTACTAATTTAATTGGTAAAGTAATAGGTAATACAGTATGGATTAATGCTTCTTATCCCGAAGCATTCACAACAACCCCCGGTCAATCTCTTCTTAAAGTTAACGTATCTAGCAGTGGACAAGTATTAATTAGTGGTGCTCCTAGTGATACAGGAACAATAATATTTACAGGAATATATATTTAAAATAATAAATGGCAACACACATTTTAACCCAAGAAGAACTTATTCAAGTTCAAAGTTTACAATCAAAAAGAGATCAATTAACAATTGATTTTGGTTACGTTGAATTTCAAATCCAAGAATTAGAACTTGAAAAAGAAACCCTTATTGACCAACTTACACAACTTAAACTACAAGAAATTCAAGTAGGAAAAGAATTTCAAGAAAAATACGGCGAGGGTGCTATTAATATATCCAAGGGAGAATTCACCAGTTCTAATTAATTTTGACTTTTCCTGTAATATTTATTACGGAATAAAATCAATATAATTTTAAGAAAATGGCAGAAACATTAATATCTCCTGGCGTACTAGCACTAGAAAACGACAACTCCTTTATTACACAGCAACCTGTAACAGTAGGTGCTGCTATTATTGGTCCAACAGTTAAAGGTCCTGTAGAAGTTCCAACAATTGTTACTTCATATAGCGATTACCAGAATAAATTTGGTACTACATTTTTAAGTGGTAGTCAAGTTTATACCTACTTTACTTCTATTGCGGCTTACAACTATTTTAACAATGGTGGTGAAACATTATTAGTAGCTAGAGTTACTACAGGTAGCTTTACATCAGCCTTTACATCAGCATCTTCAGCAACACCTTCACCAAACGGTTGTGGAATTTTAAATTCTGCTTCTTTATATGCTGGTACGGCTGCGTCTCAATCTTTTGTATTATCTACTATTTCCGAAGGTGTATTAATGAATAGTTCTTGCTCTATAGATTCTAGTGGTTCATTATCGCTTTCAGGCTCAACTGATAATATTAGATGGCAAATAGCAAATTCAGATACATCTGCTGGTACTTTTAGTTTGTTGATTCGTCAAGGTAACGATAATACTAATACTCCTATTGTTTTAGAAACTTGGACTAACTTATCAATGGACCCTACAGCTCCTAATTATGTAGCTAGAGTAATTGGTAACCAATATAGACAATATAGTGCAGCAGATAATCAAGTTGAAGTGATTGGTGATTATCCTACAAATTCAAGATACGTTTATGTAAGTGCAGTTAATACTCCAACACCAAATTATTTTGATAATAACGGTAATCCTCAATCGTATTATACAGGTTCTATTCCTGCAAATGCTAGTGGTTCATTTGTTGGAGCTACTGGAACTTTATTTGTAGCTACTCAAAACGGTGCTAAATATTATAATAATATAATTTCTGGTGTAAATAACATTCAAGGTTTAAGTACAGCAAGTTATACTGATATGATTAATTTGTTAGCTAACCAAGACGATTATCGTTTTAATGTATTGCTAACTCCTGGATTGTTTGCTTCTGAAGCTAATTTAGGTGCTTCTCAAGTAACTACACTTATTAATAATACCCAAAACCGTGGTGATAATATCTTTGTAGCTGATTTAGTACCTTTTAGTTCAAGTGTTAACCAAGCAACTACTACTGCAAACTCTAAAAATACTTCATATGCCGCTTCATACTGGCCTTGGGTTCAAACAATCGATCCTGATTCTGCTCAATTAGTATGGGTTCCGGCCTCAACAATGGTAGGTGGTGTTTATGCTTATAACGATAGCGTATCTGAACCTTGGTTCGCACCAGCAGGTATTAACAGAGGTGGATTAGGTAATGTAGTAAGAGCTGAAAAGAAATTATCTCAATCTCAACGTGATACTTTATATGTAAATAAAGTTAATCCAATTGCTACCTTCCCAGGAACAGGAGTTGTTGTTTACGGACAGAAAACATTACAAACTAAAGCAAGTGCTTTGGATCGTGTAAACGTTCGTCGTCTGTTAATTTCTCTTAAGTCTTATATTTCTCAAGTAGCAAATAACTTAGTATTCGAACAAAACACAATCGCAACTCGTACAAGTTTCTTGAACCAAGTTAACCCATATTTGGAATCAGTTCAACAACGTCAAGGTTTGTATGCTTTTAAAGTAATCATGGATTCAAGTAACAACACTCCAGATGTAATTGATAGAAATCAATTAGTAGGTCAAATTTACTTACAACCTACTAAGACAGCTGAATTCATTTACTTGGATTTCAACATCTTACCTACAGGAGCTACTTTCCCAGCGTAATTTTTTAAAAAACCAATATTTATAACAAAACAAATAAATAAACAAAATGGCAGTATTAGATCCAAACGAAATATTTTTCACAGCCTTTGAACCAAAACAGGCCAACCGATTCATTATGTATATTGACGGTATACCAGCGTATGAGATTAAAGGTGTTAGTGCAGTCACGTTAACCCAAGGTACTGTACCTTTAAACCATATTAACGTACAACGTTTTGTAAAAGGTAAAACTACTTGGAGTCCTATCACATTTACATTATTTGATCCTATCACTCCTTCAGGAGCTCAGGCGGTAATGGAATGGGTACGTTTACACCACGAATCAGTAACTGGTCGTGATGGCTATAGCGATTTCTATAAGAAAGACTTAACATTTGATGTATTAGGACCAGTAGGTGATATTGTTTCAGAATGGATTATCAAAGGTGCTTTAATTACTTCAGCAAACTTTGGTGAATATAGTTGGGATACTGAAAACACAGCAGTAAACTTAACTATGGAAGTACAACCAGATTACTGTGTATTGAATTTCTAATTAAAAGTAAAAGTAAATTAAAGAAAGCTCGCATTTTTTGCGAGCTTCTTTTTTCTTTATATATTTATATAGGACAACAAAGTTATAACAAATAAAAATTATGGAAGAAAATAGATTTAAATTACCTACCGAAATGGTAGAATTACCTTCAAAAGGTTTATTGTATCCTGAAGGAAATCCTCTTCGTGAAGGCAAGATTGAAATGAAATATATGACCGCTAAGGAAGAAGATATTTTAACAAATCAAAATTACATCAAACAAGGACTTGTGGTTGATAAATTGTTACAATCACTAATTGTAACTAAAATTAATTATAATGATTTGTTAATTGGTGATAAAAATGCTATTATGATAGCAGCTCGTGTTTTATCTTATGGAGCTAGTTATGAATTTGAATATGATGGTATTAAACAAGAAGTAGATTTAAGTTCTATAGAACCAAAACCATTACATCCAGAGGTATCAAAAGCAACATCTAACATGTTTAATTTTGTTCTTCCTCATTCAAATAACACTTTAACTTTTAAATTACTTACTCATGGTGATGAAAATAAAATTGATAGTGAATCAAAAGGACTTAAAAAATTAAACAAAGAAACAACTAGTGACGTTACTGTAAGATTAAGTCATATGCTATTAAGTGTTAATGGTTCATCAGAAAGTAAAGATATTAGAGATTTTGTTAATAACTATTTTTTAGCTAAAGATGCTAGAGCATTTCGTCAATATTATAATGAATTAAGTCCTGATGTAGATATGAAAATAACTCTAATCACTTCAGAAGGCGGTGAGGAGGACGTTGATTTACCAATTGGGATTAACTTTTTTTGGCCTGACGCCTGAGTATAGATTAAGTGTATTTAATCAAATACATGAAATTGTTTTTAATGGTAATGGTGGTTATGATTGGAATACTATTTATAACATGCCTATTTGGTTAAGAAATTTTACATATAATAAATTAAGGGAACATTATGAAAATAAAAACCCTCAAACGGATGTAGTTCAAGAATCAATTAAAAACCTAAAATCTGAAAAAAATAATACTCTTATTACACCCCCCTCTTATATTACAAAGGCGTCTAAAAAATGATGCCTTTTAATATTTATAACAAAATACTTAATTAATGGCTAAAAAAGTAGGAGATATAGACGAAAAAATAATTAAACAAATTAGAGAAGACTCTATAGGATTACTTAATGATTTAGATTCTATTGGGAAAAGTATTAGTTCTTCTTTAAGAGAAGTTAGTAGAGCTACAGGTGAAAGTACGGAAGCATATAAAGAAAGTTTTAATGCTGCTAAAGCTTTAGGAGATGCTATTGCTAAAACAGATTCAAAGACATTAGCTTCTAAAAAACAACAAGCTGCTTTTGAAGATAAAGTTCGTAAAGCCCAAGAGGAAGCTCTTAAATTAGAAGCCAAAGCCTCTAGACTAAGAACAGAAACAGTTAACCTTTCAGCTAAACAAGCTAGAGAGGCATATCGTGTAGCTAGAGCTTATGAGGATGGTGCTGAAAAATTAAAAGAGCAAGCTAAACAAGCAGGAAAAATAACTGATCAGTTTGAAAAATTAAATGAACAAACTAAAGTTTTTGATGATGTAGCAGATTTTTTTCATGAAATACCAGGTCTTAGTAAAGTATTTGGTGAATTTCAAAAAGCATCAGACTCAGCTCGAGAAGCCGCGTCCGAAGGTGGAAATTCTTTTGTTGCTGGTGCTAAACAATTAGGAGGAGCCTTTACAAAAATAGCTTCAGCTTTTACTTTAGGGTTATTAGTTGAGGGTTTAGGTGAAGCGGACAAAAGGATGGTTTCTTTAGGTAGAAACTTAAATAAATCCGCAGAAGATAGTGAAAGATTAATGAAAGGCTTTAATGCTGCTGCTCGCAGTATGGAAGGTCTTACAGGAGGTGAACTTCAAGCAGCCGCTGAAAGTTTAGCTACTTCTTTAGGTACTACAGCTATAGCTAGTATGGATACAACTAAAGAATTAGCAGCTCAAGTAAAATTTATGGGATTGTCTGCTGATGAAGCTAATGATTTAGAAAAATATTCAGCAGCAACCGGAAAAAATATTAAAGATACAGGAAATTCTATTAGAGGTGAAGTTATGTTAAGTAATTATCGTAACAAAACCGCAATTTCCTATCAAGCTATTACTAAAGAGGTAGCAAAAGCAAGTGCTGCTACAAAATTATCAACAGAAGGAATTGGAGGAAATATTACTCAAGCTGCTATATCTGCTAAAAAACTTGGTTTATCTTTAGACCAAGTTGATAAGATAGCAGGTTCATTGTTAAATTTTGAAGATTCAATTGCAGCTGAAATGGAAGCTGAATTGGTTACTGGTCAAGAATTAAATTTAGAAGAAGCTAGACGATTAGCTTTAAACAATGATTTAGCAGGTGTTGCTAATGAAATTGGAAAACAAGGAATTACCTCAGAAAAATTCAGTCGAATGAATCGTATTCAACAAGAAGCTACAGCAAAAGCTTTAGGTATGAGTAGAGATGAAATGGCTGAAATGTTCCAAGAACAAAAAGCATTAGCGGCTTATAGTGCTAAAGATAAAACAGATCTAGAAGCATCAGTAAAAAAAGAATTAGAACAAGTTGATGTTTTAAAAAAACAAGGTAAACTAGAAGAAGCTAAAAATTTAGAAAGAGAAATTTCTAAAAAATTAGGAAATGAAGAATTAGAAAGACAATTAAAAAACCAAACCATAGCTGAAAAACAAAAAGAAGCTACAGAAATGATGGCTGAATCTATGGATAAATTAGTAGGTTTAATTAAACCAATATCTTCTGCTTTTAGTTTTATAGCCCATAATGCTGAATTAATAGTTAAAGCTTTACTTTTACTTACTGGAGGAAGCATGATTGCTAAATTTGGTAAATTAACTGGTTCTTTTAAAGGATTAGGAGGGATGATGGGTCAAGTAGCTTCAGCTGCCTCAGGAGCAGCAGCTGCTGTTGGTGGTGGTGGAGCAGGAGCAGGTGCTGGAGCAGCAGCCGGTGGTGCCGCAAGTGCAGGAGGACAAGCAGCATCTGCAGCTACTAAAGGTGGTGGTTTTTTCTCTAATTTGTTTAAAGGAGCTAAAGGATTAATGGGAAAATTAAATCCGTTAACAGCAATTAAAGGAGCAGTAAAATCAGCAGGAGGTATTGGTGGTTTTCTTAAAACTACTCTTAAAAAAATTCCTTTATTAAATACATTATTAACTGGTTTTTTCGCCTATAATGATATTAAAAGTTTAATTGAAAATCCTATAGGTGAAGATGGACAACCATTATCTAAAGACAAACTTTCAGAAGAAGTAGGTAAAATTGTAGCTGGTGGGTTAGGTGGTATTTTAGGAGGGGCAATGGGTACTGCTGTTGGAGGTCCATTAGGAACTATAGTTGGAAGTATGGGAGGTGAATGGCTATTTAAAAATCTATTAGGACTATTCCCAGAAGCAGCAGCAGGATTAGGGGAAGCTATTATTCCTATGTTTGGAACAGAGAAAAAAATGGCTAAAGGAGGTATAGTAACTGGTCCTACACGAGCATTAGTTGGTGAAGCCGGAAATGAAGCTGTAATTCCTCTTGATAAATTCTATGCTAAACTAGATGAACTTATTTCTGTTGTAAAAGCAGGAGGACACGTATACTTAGATGGAACTAAAGTAGGTACAGCAATGAATGTAAGCACTTATAGAGTTCAATAACTTTAATATTTATAACAAAATACAACTATGGGATTATTAGACAAATT